CTGATTATGAATATCTATATATTAAATCAGATGAAATTGACCCATTTTTTGAAGAAATAGCTAATTCTATCATAAAAAATAGTAATTTGGTTGTACAAGGCTATAATGAAATTAAACACGAATTTTGGGAATACAGACAGGAACACCCTGAACTAATTACTAAAAAAGATGTGTGGGGAATGGTAAAGTTTTTTATAACCTTTAAGTGGATGAGAAATTAAACCCATTCTGTGACACAAAAGATAGTCATTATTTGTGTCACAGAATAAATATTAAAAATATGATGTATATCCATCTTCATCTTCATCATCTTCCATATTATGAACACCATCACCATCACAAATAAATCCTACTGGAAGTAGGTTTTCTTCTACCTCTTCAAGTGTTTTCTTCCTCTTACTAAAGTTTCTACCCAATTCTAGCCAATCATCAACCCATTCTTTATTTTGCATAAAATAACTGAATATAACTAAAGGGGTCACAAGGTCATCATGTTTACCCTCATCTGCCTCATAACTATTTCTAACCTTGATATAATTACTCAATTCTTCTATAGTATCAAAATCTTGAATAATCAATGAATTATTTTCGGCATATTGTTTCAGATACCTATTACCAATTTTTTTAGATCTTTTAGTCATCTTGATACCAAAATAATCAGCAGGACCAATTTTAGTTTCTCTGATATCACCATAGAACAAATTATCATATTCATAATCATAGTTCAGATCATCTAAAATAGACATTCCTAGATTATTAGATTCACCTATGATTAATGCTGTATTGTAATATAATCCTATCTTATCCAATATTGCTGGCATTTCTCTATATAAAATTTTATTATCTCTATACACTGCTATTTGTTTCCAAGGATGTTCAGTTACATCAATGACTTGACATGTTGAATAATCACCAGAATCACCTTCACCAAAATCAGCAAAAATAACATATTGGTGATCCTCTTTAGGATACTCATAAATCTTAAATTTTTTATCATATGTGGATTCAATAGGATCAGTAAAGACCATATTTTTCAGGCACTGGCCGGATATCAATGTACCAGCAGATCCCATAAATTCACAGGCAAATTCCTGATCAAAATCATCTTGACCAATTTCCTTAATGGTTTGAATCTTCCAATCTTCATCTCTGTTGGGTACTTTTTTCCATAGAACTTCATATGTTGAAAATCCATTCTTTTTATTTATAGCATCTGTCCAGAGCTTGTAGAAATGATTTAAACCATGTGGTGTTGAACTCATGATAATCTTAGCTGTTTTAGATGATGATATTGTGGGGTATGTTGACTTCCAGAATACCGACCATATATTATTGTCTATAAACGCAGTTTCATCTATATATAATAATGCACATGAGTCACCCCTGATACCATCATCAGACGTTGCCTCTGCTATAATAATGGTTCTATTGCCAAGTGTAATAGAACCTTTATTATATTCATATACTCCTTGTTGAAGCCATATAGGAAGAGATTTGTACATGTTTTTGATTTTAGTAAGTATTGCCCTTGCAGTTCTGCCTTTATTTGCAAGTATAGCAACATATTTGTCGGAATTAAATATAATATAATGCACTATATAACCAGCTATTGTAATAGTCTTTCCAGACTGTCTAGACTGCAAACCAATAACTCTGTTTTCTTCATTGATGATGTCTATAAACCCTTTCTGATAATCGTATAATCTAAAGGGTACTAAACCCTCATCAATATTGGTAATTTTAACATATGTCTCAAGGAAATAGCCAATATTATTCTTACATTTGACAATCTCTTTGATTTGATCTTTAGTATATTCTAATTTTATATCTGCTTTTAGTAAATTATTAACGCCATTATAGAACATTTTTTTATTTATTTTTTGATCCATTTTATCTAACCTCTTGATTTCTTTTAAGTATTTACTCTTTTACATTCCCAATTCTGAGTTCTAAGTGATTTTTCGGTATGAAAGCCTTTCTTTTTTGTTTTTATTGGTCCTTTATCTACCCAAAATCTAATCATGTCATGTGAAATATTTAATTTTTTGCATTGATTGTTTAAATTACCATAACATTGATATTCTTTACCTTCTGGTGATATTATTAACCATTTTTTAGCACTAGAACTATTTTTTCCTGAATTAGCTTTAGATATTTTCCTATTACTTTCCTCTAATTTCTCTTTATTTTTATATTTGGTTTCCCACTGTTTCCCAGATATTATAGATTTTTCATCTAGTGATTTTGTATTCCATGAATCAGATATTCGCTTATCATGTTCTATTTTCTTTTCTATTGTTCTATTTTTTAATGCATTGGATATTCGTTTACCCATTTCTTTTCTAAATTCTTTGGTGGTATTAGCTTTAGAATATACATGGTTTTGCCCTGAACTTGCCCCATCTCCACCTATGGTCATATTATAACCCACACCATTGAATGTATCATAATAACCAATATAAAATATTTCAATATCATTTAATTTATTGTCTGAACATTCACCTTTAAATAATATGGACCATTCAAAATTTACAAAATCATATTTTCTTATAGCCCGATGAAAATATGTTTGAGAACCATTTATTGATAAATTTTTATGCTGATTTATCCTAATTTTTAATGATTTAACAGTTTTGCCAATATAAGATTTATTTGTCTTGACATTTGTAGCTTTGTAGATTATACCTGTAGACATGATTTTACTCCATTTTAGTAAAGATTAATAAAGATTGTAGGTAGAAAATATGAAAATGGCATATTTTCAGGGGAGCTACCCTTTTCCCTACATAACTATTTACTATTTAGAAAATAATTTATTTTTTATTTGACATATTCAGAGGGTTTTGGTAGTCTGTAATTGAGTTTAGGGATTAACCACTTTCCAAGGAGAACTAAAATGGCAAAGGCAATCAAATTCTTTAAGGGTAATGATACAACAGGTCGTAATGTTCAGCTTGCTAAATCAGAATCAGGTCATTGGTATGGCAGATCCTTTGAATTTAATGGTTATGGCAAGGCATGGTCAAAGTGGTTTAAGACTGAGCCTGAACTTCAGACAACATATATCAACCAAATTACAGGAGAGGAAGGTACTTATGAAACTCCAGTAATGTGTTGGGGTTTTCAGAAAATGACTGAACTTGATGAAATTCCTAGAGTTAGATTACCAAAATAAAAGGAGAAATAAACATGAATGAAGCATTTTATTATGCACTAAAAAAACCATGTAAGAATAGAGGATTGGCATTGACAAGAGAACATAATTGTATTATAGTTAATGGCAGAAGATGTTACACAAGAAGAGAAACAGAAGATTATATTCTATTATTTCCAAGACTTGACATACCAAAATAAAAGGAGAACCACATAATGGGAAAAAACAAAATATTGTTGGTTAATAGGCTATGGGGATTTTCTGCTTGTTTAACTTTATGGGCATTTTTTTCACCATATAGTATGGTGATTAAGTCTAGTATGATTATTCCATTTTTATATTTTATAATTTTTGGAGATACACATTTTAGGAATAAAGGAACTTGACAGTATGGATAATATAGAATATAGTGAAACAATAATTGTAGCTTGTGAAGGAAAATGCCCTTATAAAAAATTATCATCTAATGGTCAAATGATAAATGTAAATTCTGCTAGTTGTAAGAAATGCATATATTATGTATCTGGTCATAATTTAGGATCTGTCATTAAATGTAATGGAAATAGAGGGAAAATAAAAATTGAAGAAAGGAAGAGAGTTGTATATGTATATAATGATAGAGAATATGATAGTTTAGATGAACTGAGAAAATTCATATTTACCATATATGTTGAAGAGTTAATAACAAATTTTTCTAACAATGAAGATTTGGGAGATTTTGATGATGGGGATGTTTCAAACTTAATAGTTGAGAATATTAAGATATTAACAGATAAATATAATGAAATACAAAACTTAGAAACAACTGAATAAGGAGAGATAAGATGGAAATTACAGAAAAACAGTTGACAGTATTCATGTATAATGATAAAGAATATAGAGATCTAGATGCATTGAAATTAGATCTATTCAGTAGCTATGTTTATGGACTAGTAGAGGATCATACAGATAGAGAGGCGTTGAATGGAATGGATGAAGATGAAATTTCAGACTTCATAGTCAAAAATTTTAAAAGAATTAGTATGAAAAGTATGGAAATTGCAGATATGCGAGTGGATGGATGATTGAACTAACAAAAGAACAGAAATCAGCTCATGATGGTGTGATAGATTGGTGTGATAGTGCCTTACAGGGTAAGGAATGCAATGATCATATCTCACTATCTGGGCTTGCTGGTACAGGTAAAACCACATTAACATCCTTTATATCAGATACTTTACACAAAAATCTCTGTAATAGTATAGCATTTTGTGCATTCACTGGAAAAGCTAGTATGGTTTTGAAGACCAAATTAAAAGATTGCCTACATGAAGATGATTATGTAGGAACAATTCATAGTCTTATTTATAGACCTGTTATTGATCCTAACTCAGGTAAAATTATTGGATGGTCCAAAAGAGAAGAAATTGATTTTGATCTTATTATAGTGGATGAGGCAAGTATGGTGAATAAGGATCTATGGAAAGATCTTGTCTCTTATAGAGTCCCAATTGTTGCTGTTGGTGATCATGGTCAGCTACCACCAATTGGTAGCACAAATTTTTCTCTTATGGAAAATCCTGATATTGTGCTTGAAAAAATCCATAGACAGGCAGAGAATAACCCTATTATCAAACTCTCTATTATGGCAAGAGAAGAGGGATGGATTGAACAGGGAATGTATGGTAAATCTGTTGCTTGTATGGATTGGGTGAATCCAGTAGCAAAAAAATGTCTTAACACATACAAACCATCTAAAAATTCACAGATCCTTTGTGGTATGAATAAAACCAGAGTGGATATCAATAGAAGGATTAGAAAAAATATGGGTATTGATGACCCTAATCCACAAAATGGTGAAAAGATCATATGTCTGATGAACAATAAAGATAATTTTATCATGAATGGTCAAACAGGATATATTAAGGATATAAAGTTTTTTTCTAACTATACATATGAAATGACTACTAATATGGATAATAGTGAATTTGATACATTTAGCCTATCTCCAAAGTTTTCATGGAATATGCCTAAGATTGATGATCTTTATGAAAAATTGATTGATCCTAAGATTAAGCTTGATAAAACAAGTTCAGGAAGACCTGTTGATGTATTTGATTTTGGATATTGTATAACTGGCTGGAAAGCACAAGGATCTGAATGGGATAAGGTTGTTTTTATAGAAGAATATAATAGTCATCAAACAGATGAAGAAAGGGCAAGATTTCTATACACCTGTATAACAAGAGCCAGAAAAAAACTGTTAATAATTCAAGACTATTATTAAAGGGAGAAAAAATGGAAGCTGGTGATAATGTAAAAATATTGGTAGATAAATTAGGTAATAATTATGAGAGTATTGGTGAAGATTATTATAATCAATCATATCCTGAAAATATAGGATATGTTGATGGTATTCATAAAGATCATTTTGGAGATGGATATCTTTCACTCAAAGGAGTGGATGGTAAATTTTGGTATTTTAAATTTCATCATGTAGAGGAAATATGAAAAAATTTGTAACAGCAGATCTTCACTTTTTCCATGCAATGATCATAGAATATTGCAATAGGCCATTCAAGAATATTAAGGTGATGCAGACAGCTTTAATTCAGAATTGGAATAGAGTGGTTAGTAATGATGATATTGTTTATGTACTGGGTGATTTTGCCTTTGGTGATGCTCATCAGATGTTCAGGAGGATCTTAAAAAAGTTAAACGGTAGGAAGGTATTGATTTATGGTAATCATGATGATAACAGGCCAAGATTTTACATCTCAGCAGGATTTGAATCAGTTCACTATCCATATTTAGAGGTTGATGATTTTGTTTTGGTTCATGATCCTGAACTATCACAGGCAGACACAAATAAAAAATTTATTTGTGGACATGTCCATAATCTTTTTGTACAATGTAAGAACGTAATAAATTGTGGAGTTGATGTTTGGAATTATAAACCTGTAGATATGGAAGTTATAAGAGAAACTTATATAGGAGAATAACAGATGATATTAGTTCCAGAGTATATAGGGTATATTATATTGATTGCAGGGTTTTTTTATGCTTTAGATTCCATTTACCTGTTGTTTAGCATTGACCGATTTAGTACTAGTGTAGGAAAGGTGACTTGGTTCATCATATATCATTTAATTCTGTCATATAACCTAATTAAAATTGGTCTATGTATTTTAGGGTATTGGGAGTGGGCAGAATAATGATAAGGATGCACTATGAAATTTAAAGAATGTCCTTGGTGTAGGTATAGAATGACCTTGGAACAATGGGAATGGATAAAATATGATGTTAGATGTCCAAGATGTTATTCATCATTTTATAAATTTAAGTTAATATGTATAAATGAACCTGATTTAGATATTGAAGCTCTAGAATTAGAATATATAAAAGATAAAGCATAAAAGGAGAA